ACAAAGAGCAACACCTACGGCTGGCTTGGGGCCTTCCCCCAGCTGCGGGAATGGATCGGCGACCGCGTCATAAAAGACATAGCGGAATTCGCCTACCAGATTGTCAACAAGAAATACGAGTCGACGCTTGGGGTCGACCGCACCGACATCGAAGACGACAACCTGGGCCAGTACCGGGTATTGGCACGGGAAATGGCCGACGAGTTCGAGCGGTTCATGAACCGCAACGTGGCAGCCCTTGTCACAGGCGGCTTTGCAAACCTCTGCTACGACGGGCAGAAATTTTTTGACACTGCCCATCCTGTCTACCCGAATGCGGACGGTACCGGCACTGCGGAGGAAGTTTCCAACATCATCGGCACAGGATTAGAAACCGGTTCCCCCTGGGCGCTGGTATCCCTTTCCGGAAGCCTTAAACCCTTTATCGCCCAGCAGCGCAGCCAGCCTGAGTTCGAAGAAATTACCGACACCAAAAACGACAAGGTTTTCATGCAGGACAAGTACCTGTACGGCATCCGCTACCGGGGCAGCTTCGGCTACGGCCTCTGGCAGCAGGCGGTCGGCTCGAAGGCCCCGCTAACGGCGGCCAACTACGAGGCGGCCCGGCTTGCCATGCAGACCCTGAAGCGGGACGGCGGCGATCCCCTGGGCATCGTGCCGACCCACCTGATTGTCGGCCCCGCCAACGAGGCGGCGGCCCGCGCAATCCTGTCGAGGGAGCTCGTCAACGGCGGCGAGTCCAACCCCAACTACCACACTGCGGAACTCTTGGTAGTCCCGCACATTTAAGGAGAGGCAGCTATGGAAAAAGAAAAACCGAACAAGCAAACTTCCATTGAAAACCAAAAAAATTTTAACGATAGGGATGAAAACCCCGCCCCCGGCGCAGGATCGGCCTTGAGCCCAAAGGAAGGTTCTGGGGCCGCCGGGGGTGGGGCTGATTCCTCCAACGAAAAAAAGCGGCCTGTAGTGCTTCGGCATAAAACCGAGTACCCGCGCTACCGATGCGCCGGGCTTGTGCTGACTCAAAAGCCGGAAACCTACCAGGTAACCGAATTGCAATTGTTAAAGCTGCGGATCGATCCCTGGGTTGAAGTTGTAGACAGCAAAGAGGCAAAAGCTGAATGACGCCCCTGATTTCCGTAGAGCAGTTTCTATCCATGCAGCCCTCAGCCGTTATCCTTCCGCAAGGGGAAGACGGCGAGCCCGACGCGGAACGGATAGAAGCTGCCCTGCGGCAATCTACAGGTGTTATTGTCGCCCACCTTCCCTGGCTTCTTGACGGGGACGGGGAAATAAAGCGCCCTGTAAACCCGCAGTTTGCCGACGCGCTTGAAGCAATCTGCGCCGACATTGCCCTTGACCGCCTGACCGACACCGTTACCAACAGCGAAAACGCGCGGAACAAATACAAGGAAAGCCTGGCCCTCCTTGAAAAAATAAACCGCGAGCACCAGGGCGGCCTTGAGGGGCCGGGCTTGCAGGGATCGGAAGTGGTAACCGCCGGAAAGGACGGGATCGAGGACGGCAGGTTTATTAAAAAAGGCAAGGTGTTTTAATGGGCGCGGCAGTCGAGATAAAGCTTCAGGAAATAGAAAGGCTCCAAAGGAAATTCAACGATTTTGCCCTGTCTGGCGGAGACAAAGAGGGGTTGTTAACCAGCCTTGGCAACAAAATGGCGGAGCAAACCAGGGATCGCTTTACCCTACAGAAGGACCCTTCCGGCGATCCCTGGCACGAGCTAACCGAGGCATACAAAAAGCGCAAAGGCTTGACTTCAACCGGCGGCATACTGGATCGGGGTGGGCTTCTAAAAATTTCTACAATATCTCAGCTTACCGGCAGGGACAGCGTCCTTGTCGGCTCGCCGATGGAATACGCGGATTACCACCAGAGCGCGAAAGACAGAAAACGCCGCCGCGAGTTTTTGGGGCTAAGCACCGACAACATCGACGAACTGGAAAATGCCATCGACGTTTTTTTGAAGGGTAAAATAGCATGATTGTTGATTTTGTAGGCATCCGCGACGAGGCCATAAAGCAAATAAAAGCCGCGTTCGCGAAAAATAAAAAATTGCACATAACATCGCATCCGGGCATGTTTAACGAAGCCGAAATCAAGCGGCTTGCGAACCAGACCCCGGCGATACTCACTTCGTTTATGCGCTACTCGGACGAGGGCAGCGCCGCCAGCTTTGTCAGCTGGGTATTGTACCGGGCCGACAGCAAAGACCGCCTGTACGACGGGGCGCTTAAAATCGTTTCGGCGCTGGTCCCGGTTTTACGGGGGATTGACGCGGATTGGAGCATTGGCGGGGGCACGGAAATTGACGCCGAGTGCCTGTATACCGGCACGCTCGACCAGATCGGCGTAACCCTTTGGGGCGTCAGGTGGGACTGGCAACTTAATGCCACCGTATTCGACGACGGCGAAGGCGGGGCCAGGCTCGACGACCTTGACTATTTTGAAGGCTACGACGCGGCGCACCTTATTGGGGATGCCGTCGCAAATGATAACGTAAATTTGGAGGTAAAACATGCCGATACCGATGAGGCAAATTCCGGCTAACCTTTTGGTTCCCGGACAGTACCAGGAAATCGACAACTCCCTTGCGGGGGCGCAAGGCGATATTAAGCGGGCTTTGATGATAGGCTATAAGCTTTCATCCGCGGAAGCAGAAAGCGGGAAGCCCGTCAACGTGCTTGAAGGATTCAAAGCGCATCAGCTCTTTGGCTTTGGCAGCCCTGCCGCCATCATGGCGGAAACCTTCCTGACGCTTAACAAAGTGGAGGAGCTGTATGTGCTTCCCATTCCAGAGCCGGAAGCCGGAACTGCCTGGAAAAAGCGGTTCACTGTCAGCGCGAGCAACGCAGAGCCGGGTGCAGTCGGCATAAAAATAAACGGCCAGGACTTTGAAGCGGCAGTTACCGCCGGGGCAGATGCGCAAGCCGTCGCCGCCGCCATTGTCGCACGCATCAACTCTGAGCTTACCCTGCCGGTTATCGCCGAGGTTGACACTGAACACCCCGAGTCTATTGTCGTTATGTGCAACGTCAAAGGCATTGTCGGAAACAACAACAGCGTCAGCATAGAATCCACAGCGCCTGGCGTGTCGGTAGAAGAAGGAGCAATCACTTCTGGGACTGGCGTTACCAATATCAAGCCTTTCCTTGACGGTTTAGGCGAGACTCGTTACAACTTTTTCGCGAGCGACTTTAGCGATGCCAAAAACATCAAGGACAGCTCTGACGAGCTGGAATCCCGGTTCGAGGCAATGAGGCAAATTGGCGGAAGGATGTACATCGCCCTGGCAGGGCCGCTTGGAAGCAAAACCGAAGCGGGATCAATGTTGTACAAGGCGGAAGACGTAAACTCGCCGCACATTATCCTTTTGCCTCGGAGCGGAAACCCCGATCTGCCCTGCGTGTGGGCCGCCGCGTGGTGCGCGTCCGCCTGCCGTATCCTTGCCGACGATCCCGCCGCCAACACTTACGATACAAAAGTAACCGGCCTAATTGGCGGTCAGAATTTCTCTTTCTGGGAACGCCAAAAGCTTCTTGAAGCCGGTATCGCCACTTACCGCCTCGACACGACTGGCAACGTGCTTATTGAACGGCTGGTTACCAGCTACACCGAAAACACCGACGGCGGAAGGGATACCAGCTATCTTGATGTGCAGGTTCCCGAGACCGTTGACGCGGTGCGGACTTATATCAACGCCGAGGCGAAAAAGAGGTTCAAGACCTGGAAGCTGGCAGGCACGGAAGAAAACTTCGGCTCTGGCTCCAAAGTAATGACACCCGGCGTGTTCCGTTCCTTCCTTTGCGAGCTTTACAGCGAAGCGTTCATCAAGGAAAAACAGTGGTGCCAGGATTTTGAAAACTACAAGAAATCCATCCTGGTGGAAGTCAAAAAGGGCAGCAAAACCAGGCTTGAATACCTGCACCAGCCGAACCTTATAGGCCAGTTCTATATCGGCGCTGGGCTGTTCCAATTCAAATAACAGGGGGAACCTATGAAACTCGAAAGGGTACAACGCGTTATATCGGCGGGCCTTGGCGAACTGCCGATTCAGGAGAAAGGCGCGACATTTAAGCCCGCCGGGAAAAAGCGTGAAACCAAGGCAGGCGAGGTGCCGGAAAATACCGGCTACACCGAAAGCCAAACCTTCGCTGTATTAAAGTTAAAGCTCAACGCCACAGGCAAGCTGGGTGTTGAGGAGCTTAGCAATATGGATGAGGATACCCTCACGATCTTCACCACCGGAGGCAAGCAGTACATGATGCCTAACGCCTGGGTGGTGGAGCCGGGCGAGCTGGGCGATGCCGAAATGGACATTGAGTACAACTCGGGAACCAGCCCGAGGCT